CGGCGACGATTTCTAGCTTGTATTTCTTCGTTCCGCTGTCTTGCAGCAAACGCGCCAGTTCCCGCACGAACAGGAACGACATCTTCAGCCGCACCAAGCTGCCTCAGCTCAGCTCTTAGCGATTGGGCGCTTTCCCTTGTCTGCTCTATTTCTTGCTGAAGTTCGCGATAGGTGGCGACTTGATTTGGCAGCCGCCTATAAGTGGCTGCCTCACTCCTTGTCATCCGAAGGCTGTCGCCATACCGCAGAAGCTCATCTGCAAGCCTGCCAATAGCACGAGTTGGGCGAAGCGCTTCTTCTGCTTGTATAACTGAACCAACAGTCGTTCGCCCTCTTTGGGCAGTCCGCTGCATTACAGCATTCAGGCTATTCAGTTCCTGCTCCAGTGACTGAAGATTCCTCTCTGCACGAGAAGACTCGCCTGCCATTCCCTGCAACGCTTCCTGAGCCTCTCTGATTCCTGCGGAAAGCCTTTGGTAAGTCGGGGAATTGTTTTCAGGCCTAAGTCGGCGCCTGGCTATCTGCTCTTCGAGCTGCCTTACTTGATCAAGCTGCTCTCTTTGACGCCTTTGAACATCAGCAAAGCGTCGCGCAGCAGCATCTCTTCCTCGACTCAGCGCGTCCTCTTGCCTACCAAGATCAGCAAGTCTATCCTGATAGCCCCTTAGGGCATTCATGTTATTATTAAGATCCCTTTGGGCTCTGCTTTGAGCAATATTTAGTGGCGTTGAGTTGATGCGATCAACAATGCCCTGAAGCTGACCAACATTTTGCAGCAGTTGGTTTACAGCAGAAGTGCCCTTTACAACTACATTGATGGCTGCTTCTACGTTTGCCACCGACGACCGAGACCTGCTTCCTGCAGTCTAGTGGCCCCCCGAAAGCGGTGTCACAACGCAGAAAATGGGAAGCTTAACGCTTCCCACTGGTTCTTTTGATTTTGTCTATCTCCTCTTTTTGCCGCTTAGACTTAATACTAAAGTAGGCGGCCCAAAGCAGAAGTTCCTCTTCTGTGACCTTGCTTTTTAGTTCAAACAAGGTGCAATGGAGTGTTTCTGCCAGCGAGAGTTGAAAGTAGAGCCTGCCTTCAGATTCAAGCTCCTTCTCGATCACTTTTGGAATCTGGCTGAGCATCTCCGCTTTCGCCACGAGGCTTCAAGACGCACATAATCAGCTTCTGCAATTCTTCATCTTCGACTTCCATCTTCAGCACTGGAATATCACCGGCCTTGAAGATTCGCTCTCCATTTTCATCAAGAGCTTTGGCGATCAGCAACTGCATTGCAAAATCATTCGTGCTGTCGGTTTTGGCATTTTTCTGTGCCTTTTCCCGCTCGGCAGCGGTCATCGGAGCTGCGTAAAAAACAAATTCGTCACCGTTATTGAGCACAACTTCTTGCTTGATAGGCTCAAAGTTTGCAGCTTTGCGCAGGCGGTCAATTGCACGACCAAAGCCTTGGCTGGCCGGAGTAGAAGACGTGGGAGTGGTTGCCATGGAGTCTGTTAATTGACGGCGGACATCAGGATTCTACCACGACCAAAAGTGATCGAATGGTCGCTGGAGAGATTGGCGATGAGTAGCGACACCTCGTCATCGTTCGCCAACTCAATCATCCAGCTCGTGACCAGCTTGGCCTCCTGGGCACTGCTGCCACCAAACGCCCGACATTCAGTTTCATCAACAGGTGTTCCATTTTTTGCAAGTTTGACGCCTAGGGTTTCATTGTTATTCCCCTTTGCATCAATACTTCCGTAAATGCGGAACAGCTTGGTGAGGCCACTGGTGTTCTTGAGGCCAAAGGTGGTGGTCGTAGCCAGCACCACGCCGGAGGCATTGGCGGCATCGAAGACAGCAGCGAGCCCAGTGGCCTGGTAGGCGCCCTGGGAGGCCACGGTGATCGTCCCAGTGGTCATCCTGCTGGCCTGGCCGTAGAAGAGCGCAGAGGAGCCAGGAGGCCCCTGTGGGCCAGGCACCTGAACCTCGATCAAGTCAACAGTCACGGCGTTGAATACCCCTCGCTTTCATACAGAATACCTTCAACATAATACTGCCTCAGGCCAGACGGTGAAATCAACATCAGATCGTAGGGACACTCATCTGGCAGTGAAACAGTTGCTGTATATGGCAGCTTCAGCTCAATGATTCCGCTTGACTGATTGATCCAGTTAATCGTGAAATCTTGGTACTTCTGTGTTCTATCAAAATTCCAGACCTGCGCGATAGGCGTGTATCCCGTCAGATCGACGGGAGTGTTTTGATACTTGAACTGAAAGCGAACTACAAAGTCCGCCCTTCGCTGAAAGACGAAGTTCTTCTGTACTGGAAGTGAAGGGAGGGACATAGTAAAAAGCCCCGCCGAAGCGGGGCATTGCATGGAACTCGCTATCAGGTGGTTGCGAAGTCGAAGTTAATACCATCCGAGGGACGGAAGGCAATCGCAACCGACTGGGCGTCATCCGGGTTGACGTTCAGAGAAGCAGACGTAAGGGTTACGTCCATTTCAATCGAACGGCTCTTGGTGTCATTGACAATGCCGGAAGCTTCAACCCGCTCAATGTAGAGCTTCATGGAAGCACCAACCTGCCGACGAAGCAGCACATCTTGCACCATGCGGTTTGCAAGAGCCGAATCCTCATCTGTCATGTAGACGTTGGCGGTTCCGCTAGCATCGCCAAAGCCGGGGATGTAAGAACGGAACGGAACAAATTGGCCGAGGGTCTTGCCGATGGTGGTTACGTCGATTTCCGCCCGAGAAATCTCAAGGCTCCAGTCGCGAACCTCAGCAACAGCGGCGAAAGTCGAGTAATAAACTTCAAACTTGTTGGGAGCAGCCAGAGTGCCGTCGTCGGTGATGTCAACCACTGGCGAAAGGGTTGCGCTGGCCGAAACAGTCATGGCGCCAGTGCTGCTGTTGTAGGTGACAACGTAGAACTGGTCGTTCGGAGCGGCGGTGTCAATCCCAACAGGAAGGGTGCCAGTGCCGATAGCGCCGGTCTGAGTATTGCGGAAGCGGAACTTGACAGGATCGCCAGGCTTGAAGTTGAAGTTTGCGCCAACGTTGATCGTGTCAGTGCCAGCCGTCACGTCGGCTTCACCAAAGGTTGCAATCGTGCCAGCGGGCTTGTAATAGAAGGCGCCGGAGACGCCGGAAAGGACAGTGCTCATCGGAGTTCAGGGGTGATGGCTTGGTGGGCACTGCCCAGCTACGGTTAGTTTAGCGATTCACTTCGCGCTAGCCTGCCAGCCAGCGTCTATTCTGCCTACAAAATGTGGGAAATTTTCGGGTGCCTGAAACGATGGCCCAGTAATTCGGCCAACACGAACATAGGTAGAGTTTGACTCTTTGTTTGTAGAGTTGAGCGTGTCGATGACTTCCTTGGCGAGCTGGATCATCTTTTGGCACCTGGCCGGCCCTTTGTTCTTGGGGGCAAAGCATCTGACAATTAAGGCCCCCCTTGCGTAATCAAGAGAAGTTTCAAGTGTTGCTTCCGTTGTCAGACCGAAGGTGATATTGACCCGAACATACTCCTTTGAGGGATCAGGCGGGACAACTGATACATTGTCAAAGTACACGGGAACTGCAGGCACCTCGGAGTTGTAGGCTGCCAGCAGCGGGGCCTCAAGTTTGGCGCGGATAGACTGGTAGTTCATTTTATCAATCCATGAAAGCCTTGAATCCGATATTTAAGTCATTCTGAAGATGGCCACCCCTGAGATACGTCTGATACCAGTATTTTTCAGCAGTGATCATTGACGTTGGCTCCTCCTCGGTTCCGTCCCTGCTTATTTTCGGGGAAGTACGCATTTGAAATCTTAGATGCGCGTCTTTCGGTCTGCCCCATCCCTCTTGGACGGGTGGCTTGATTGGTAGAGGAGTTGACGGGAAAAAGAAAGCCTCCTCTTCGTCAATCGCTATTGCTGCATGTTCAGATGTATTCCCAATCACGAACTTTGTGTGCCCCTCCTTAAGGTATTCTATGACGCGCCTGAGTGGTACATCGTTTTCGGTGTAGCGATAGATTTTCCCTTCAGTACCGGGAGTTGAAAGCACCGCACCTTCTGGCGCAAATCCCCAAGATGCAGAAAATCTACCAGTCCAAGCCGGACCCATTTCAGCCAGTGAGTTCATGGACTTCACCGCAAATCCCTGTATTCCCTTGGCAAGGGCCTCTTGTGCCACCTTTTCAAGTTCCTCAAGATTTTGTTTTGCAACTTGACTCCGTGTTCTCGCTAGTCTTGACGGCGTAGCGCGTCTTGCAGGTCTCCCGCGACGTGGCGAGCTACCGCCGGGCCTTGCTGGTCTTCTGGCCACTAGCTTGTCCTCCCAAAGACCGTGTGCATTATAGGGTTGTCACCGCGATAGGATTTAACCATGACGATTTTTGCAGTACGCGAGACACCGGCCTCTGTGTAGCGAATTGAATCAGTCGTCTTGGGGTAGTAACTTGCGAGATACGACGCTGGAATCAGGAACTTAAGATCACCCTGCTGGTAAAAGCCTTCCAGCTCATCCTTGGGTTTTGGCGAGCTGATCAGCGCTCTCGCTGGAACCTCAACTGGAATACCAAGGATCTCACCAAACTCTGGATCATAAGCCTGATGCTCGGATACCTTAATATACACAATATCGACACCCCATTGATCTATCAATGGAGTTGGTATCGAGCCGAATACCTCGTCAACAAGTGACATGATTAGAAGCGGCTACTCCAAGAGCCGCCATAGGGATAAAGCTGACCATTGATGTATCTGACGCCTGACGGCTTTTGCCTAGTCACGTAGCCGCGATAACCAACACGAGCAGTCGATTCACGCCTGACCTTGGGCTGATAGAAGTCTCCCCGAATCATGTACTTTGCAAAAATATCCATCGAAAACGGAGGAATGAACAATGCCCCCGTCTGTGACATGGAATCGGTTCTGAACTTGACCCTCAGATCGCCATCGCCAAGTTCAACTTCCTCGTACTCGCTGTTCTTGTAACGCTTTGCGCCACCATCCAGATCGGCAATCCCCGTGTAGCCACCATTGCTACCAAGGAACGCAGCCATGTAGGCCACGCCAACTTCAAAGTCAATCGGCAGTTCGTCATCTGGAGCAAAGTAATAATCGGCCACAATGCGCCGTGGCCATGCAAGACTTTGCTCAACAGAAGATGGCTGTCCGCGCCATTGCAGCGGATTGATTGCCATCGTTGCGGCAACCAAGCTCTGTTCTTTCTGCGTAGTTGTAAGCGCCAGCCAGGTTGTTACACCAGTGCTGGCCGGAAGTTCAGACAACAAGGTTGAGGCCCTTGCCACTGACAGGTAGGAGGTGGCGTCAGACGCCCCCAGTGTCGAGACAAGGCCATGATTCAACCTCAGGTGGACCGGGAAGGCGCCTTGGGCCTGGGCTTGACGGGATCAGCCGTGGTGACGGTAGCAGGGGCTTTGGGAGCCTCCTTGGGCTGCTCAGCAGCTTCGCGA